CTTTGCCATTTTTGTTTAAGTTTATCCATATATCCTCTTTATTAATTATTAAAATAACTAGAGGGGATTTGACTCCCCCCTAGACTCTTATGTTTAAGATATTTTGATAGTCTTTTCTTTCTTCTCTTCAGGTAAATCCTGAATCAAAGAAACATTAGAACACCATCTTCTAACTTAACTTCTTTTACTTCCGTAAATTCAGCAAGTTTAAATGATTGTTCAAAAGACCTTTCACCAATACCTTTGTAAAGATAATCTTTCTCTTTACTATCTTTCTTTCCTTTTATTTTTAAAACATTTTCTTTAACAGAAATTGTAAGGTCATCTTTTGAAAACCCTGCAACAGCCATTGAAATGTTATAAATACCATCTGACATTTTTTCAATGTTATATGGTGGATAACCAACTGTTTTAAAATTTCTAAGCTCATCAAATAAGTCATCAAAACCTACTGAAAAAGCTCGGAATGGTGTTAAGTCTAGTGTCATTGTTCCCCCTTTCATAAGCGAGTTAATCAAGATACCCACTAGGCATATCTTGAAGTTATTATAAAGTAGAAAAGGGGGATTGCTCCCCCTAATCTATTGTGGTGTAATAAAGAAACTATTACGCTTCTTTAATTCCTACAGCCGCTTCAGGTCTAAGAGTTCCGTGACCCATAGCATATTTAGCGACCATTAATGTACCTTGTCTTCTGATGTCATAATCTGACTCAACAGCCAAGTCCATAAGTTTAACAGTACCAACTGCTGAAGGGTGTGAAACAAGAGCTACGAATGTTCTTAAATCCACAGCTTGAGGTGTTGAACCACCTGCTGTAGCTGAACCTGCGTCTACTCCTGAAGTTACATTTGATTCAACAAAATGAGGAACTGGAATTAAATCAATTCCTGCTACTCTTGCAACTTTGCCTTCTGCGATTGAACCTTTACCACTGAAATCAGCATTGATAACGTTTGTAGCGTTTGCTAATTTGTAGTATTCTTCAAGTCTCATAAAGCATTTTCTGCCTTCACTTGGAACATAATTTCCGTCTAACTGTTTAGCCGCAGAAAAGATAGCACCTATCATCGCCGTAGCGGCAGTTGCATCTGTTGCTGAAGCTATGTTAGCGTCAAATATGTTACTTGTTACATCTCCACCTGTTACGTTAGGTGTAGTTCCTATTGCACATTGACCAATAGTTTGTAAAACGTGCTTATCTTTAACAAAAGCTAAAGCTCTGCCAATTTCGGCTGAGTATGCACTTCTTACGTCCCAATGGTTTTTTGCTTCTTCAATATTTGATAAAAATACTGAAGATGTTAAAAGGTCATTAATTGTAATAACCTTTTCGTTGTGGTTAGCAGTTGAGCCTAAAATTTCTGCTCCTGCCGTATGATATGCCGCATCAATTCTGCCCATTACTGGGAAGGTTGCCGACTTACCACTAGAGATAGAACGAACCATCTCTGCTCCGCCTGTTTTTGAAGCTCTGTCAAAAGAAGTAAGAACTTCTCCCGCAAAAACTTTTAGAAACAATGCGTCTTCTGTACCTGTTGAGTTTACCTGAGGTATACTCGCTGGTGTTGCCGCCGCCATAATAATCTCCTTTGATTTATGGTTAGTTAATAAAAGCCTTGTATTTTCAGCTTCTTATACTAAATTGTCTTCCCGCAGGAAGGTCAAGTTAATCTACTTATTTACTTGGCAGTTGCCACCTATAAAGGTTGCACAACTATTTTTTATTTTTCTTCTCAGCTTCTTGAGCCTTATCAAGAAGTTCATTTATATTCTTTAACGCTAAAGTAGATAGAGTTAATTTATCATATCTATTTTTAACTGTTTCAAGAATATTGTCGTGGTCAGGAATACCTACTGGATTTTTTAAGTAAGTATCAACAACCGAAGTATGTTCAGCAATCTCTGCTTCATACTTTTTCTTTAAAGCGTATAAAAACATACGTCTCCTTTTCTAATTAAGAAATGTTTAAACGTCCACTTGTGTCATAATTACTCATACCTGATACATTATTTATTGATGCTATCTTTTTAGTATTAGTAGAAGCAACGCTTTCTGTATCATTAACTACAGCTCTCTTACTTTTCTTTTTAGTAGCTTTTTTAGCGGGTTGAGTAATTGATTGACTAGGTGAACTTATACACATTATCTTTTTTTTTCTTATTTTTCTTCTTCTTATCTTTTTTCTTTTTTTTCTTTTTCGCCATTGTATTATCCTCTATTAGATTTTACTGTTAGCTAGTTTATTTTTTACTTCAGCTTGATAAGCAGGGTCTTTAGCATATCTAGGGTCGGACATCGCTTGTGTCACTTGAGCCCAAGATGCAAAACCTTGCTCTGCACTAGGAGATGCTTTACCTTCAACTAATGTAGGTTCACTTCCTGTTGATTGTGCATATCTTGCTTTAAGTCCTACTACTGCTAACTTCACAGCTTCTAAATCTTTGCTGTTCACCGCAGTATTGTAAGCCTGTTTTTCAGTTTCAGTTAAATTTTGTCCTGCCCAGTCAGACATACTATCATACGCCTCTGTGCCACCAACTAAGTTTTTAACTGTTGCTGATTGTTGGTCAGCTATTGCTTGTTGTCCTGCAATAAATCTGTCCACATATTCTTTTGGAATCCCTGCTTTTTCTAATGATTTATAAGAACCATCAGCAAGTTTACCATCTTTAGCAAACTCTTCAGAGAGTGTTTCCATATTTAAACCTGCACTATCTACAGCCTTTGTAGCTATATCTAAATCAGATTTAGGTTGTTCTTGTTTTTCTTCTGCCTTAGAAACTGGGTCTACTGATTGTTCAGTAGGTTGAGATTGCTCACCAAGTTTTTTTTCTAATTCTGAATACGATTTGACTAATTCATCAACTGAGTTGAATTTTTCAGGCAAACCTTCAGGTTTACTTTGTGTAGGCTTTGTCTCTTCCACTGGTTTATCCGCAGTAGTTTCAGCACTTTGTACTTCTACTTTATCTACCATAAATTTTTTCTCCTAATTATTGTGGTTTCGTCATATTACCTGCAACGGGAGCAACGGCTTTCTCAGCCATTTGCATCATCTGCTGTTGTTGTTGTTGCTGTTGCATAGCTTCTTGTTCAGCCGCTAATTCTTCCTCAGTCTTAATTAAACCTTCCATCTCTATACCTAAACTGGTAGCGATACGTTTAATTAAATCCGAAGAATTTAACGATTGAACTACTTGTGGATTAACCTGAGCTAGATTAACTATCTCAGCCACAAATTCTCTTAATTTTTGTAAATCATTTCCTCTACCTAATGCTTCAATACCTGTAATAATTGTAGGTGTAACTGAATCTTTAGGTAATGGTGGAATTTCTTTTGCTTCTTGCATACGTTTCATTAGTATTTTAACTAATGGTAATTGAAACTCTTGTGATAATAATGAATATACTCCACCCATAGCAGTTTCTAATTGTTCTGCCATATATCTAATTTCTTGAGCTGTTACTCTTTCAGCATCTCTTTGTATTGCAGTATGTAATAAGAAGGCATAAGACATACGCTCTTCTAATTTAGCAATACTTCTTTCAACTACTTGTAAATCATATTGTTTTTGTGCCTGTAATACAGAGACATCATCTTCAGAACCAGTAATAATATCACCATTTCTAGTAAGAGCTAAATCTCTTTTCTTTGTTACAGAATTAGGTTTAACCATAAATACTATTTTAGAAGAAGCCGCCGCACTTTCAACAAGTGCTCTTGATAATCCTTCTAATGATTTTAAATCTCCTAAAAATTCTTCAACATATCCTCTACCATAATCTTCACCATCAACTCTAACCATTCTTAAAGCGGCGTAAGGCATTTGGTCTTTAGTAAAATTTCCTACTGATTCAGGAATTTTCATTCCATTTACTTCTTGACAAATATAAAATTTATTATTTTCTAATCTGTAAATATGTGTATATAATTCTATGTCTTCATCTTTTTTATACTCAGGGTCACTTACTACTTTCTCCATCACTTCAAGAGGAAGACTTAATGGACTAATACTTTCTTTAATAACTATTTCTAATACATTTCCTGAAGCATCTCTATTACATACATAATGAGTAAGAGGAAATACTCTCATAGTTCCAGCTTTAGGAAGATAAGTTAATACATTTCCTGATACTATTAAATGTTTAAGAGCTTCAAATACACTAACTCTTAAAGCTAATTGTTCAATCTTTTTAGAAACTTCTCTTTCAATATTTGCTAGAGATTTTTCTATTTCAGTTTTTAATTCTTTATTTTGTTCAAGTTCTTCTTTTGTTTTGCCACTGACTGCTAGTCTGAAAAAGGGGGAATTGGGTGGTAGTAATAAAAGAAGTAGCTTAGACGCTAAATTGTTTACGCCTCTCGCTCCTACCGATTGGAAGGGGTTGTATAATTTTGTAGAAGAATTGAAACCATCTGTGGGTATTAAAGAAGAGATTGTTAATTCGCTACATTCTTGAGCTCTGTCTACAAATTTTTCTCTCTTATCTTTTAGTTTTAAATATCGTTCTTTTGCTGTAGGATTAACCTGTAGCATTGTTTCGTTGCTCTTTTTAATAGCCATTTATATCCTTATTAACCTGTTTGAACGCCTGAACTAGAACCAGTAGTAGTATAAGCTACTCCAGTTTGTAAAGCAGATGTGCCTCTTTTAGAAGCTAATTTCTTTTTCTTCTTAATATCTTTATCGGCTGTTACTAATTCAATAGGTCTTTCCTGTGATTCTACTGCTTGAGACACCACTTGACGGGGTGCTTGTTGAATAGGTGCGGGTTGTATTTTTGGTGCTGACATACACATAGTATTATTTTATCCTCTCTTGTAATGTATTAATGAATCGTACTACGTCCCTTTGACCTGCTTTAAAATAGATAGTCTTAGTATCATCTTTTAAATTAGGTGACTTCTCAGGATATAGTTTATTCAATAGCTTTACCAAGTCTTCTGACTTGTGAGGTAAAACTAAATCTTCATTTTCGTCCATATTATTCTTCTAAAACGGGCACTTTAGTTCCATAACTTACCCGTTGTAGCTCCTTTGTTATATTCAGTTGCTCGATTCTCAAAGAAATTAGCGTGTTCAACTCCATTTAATACCCAATCTAACCACCCTAAAGGGTTATCTTTGACACCATAATTAGGTTTTAATGATAGCTGAAGCAGTCTTCTATCCGCTATATATCTTATATATTTCTTAACTTCATCAGAAGTAAGTCCTCTTATACCACCCATTTCAAAGGCTAAATCAATGAATTTATCTTCTAATTCCACCATATCTCTAGCTGTTTGATAGATAGTTTTCTTAAATTTATCAGTCCATACTTTAGGATTTTCTTTAATTAATGTTTTAAATAATTTAATCATACTTTCAACGTGGTGTGTCTCATCTCTAATACTCCAAGTTACTATCTGACACATACCTTTCATTCTTCCATATCTTTGAAAGTTAAGTAGCATAACAAAGGAAGCAAATAATTGCAGTCCTTCTCCAAATGCAGAAAAACAAGCTATGTCTCTAAGGAAACCTTCAACTCCTTTTCCTTTATCTTTAAATAAATAAGTATGTTTATCAGCCATTTCTTTATATTCTTGAAAGGCTTTAAAATCTAATAGTGATGGTTCACCAAGAGTATCATTAAGTAATGAATAAGCGTGAGCGTGATTAGCTTCACTGGTAGCAAAAGAAGACAACATCATTCTAACTTCAGGTGATTTGAATTTAGGAATATATTTATCTAAGTAGGCTTTAGCTATATCTACATCACCTTGAGTAAAGAATTTTAATATTTGATTTATTAAATTTTTCTCTTCTTTTGTTAAGCGTTCATTCCAATCTCTTATGTCTTCGTGTAATGGTACTTCACTAGGAAGCCAGTGCATTTTTTGCATAGTACCATAGGCTTCAAACGCCCATTCGTAATCAAATGGTTTGTAATAATTTCTTTCTGTAAATAAACTCATCGTGTTAATAATTCAATCCCTTCTATAATAACTATTGCACCTAATTCTAATGCTAAAATTGTATGATACACAGTCCATAATAATGTTTGTTTATCTTTATTAACATATATTACTTTTTTATTATCTGTATATTCTACTTGTATAACATCAGGTTTTTTCTTAATCTCTTCCATTATTACTCACACGATAAACAATCTGCATCAGGAAGAATCTCTCTTTTGATTTTTTGTGATACTAACTCTGCTCTTTTTATTGCTTCAGAACGACAGTAGTAAAGAGTTTTTAATTTACGTTTCCAAGCTAACATATGTATATCGTGTAGTTCTTTTATATCTACATCAGCAGGAACAAATACATTTAAACTCTGTCCTTGACAAATAAACTGTTGTCTATCTGCGGCGTGTTCAATAATCCACTGTTGATTTATCTCAATAGCAGTTTTAAAAATATCTTTTTCATAGTCAGATAATTCTTTTAAATGTAATACTGAACCTCTATTGGCTACAATAGTAGACCATACTTCCTCAGTATTAATACCTTTCTTTTCTAATAGTTTTTCTAAAAATTTATTCTTAACTAAAAATGAACCTGACATTGTTTTCTGAACATAAGCATTAGCTCTGTAAGGTTCTATTGATGGTGAAGTTGTGCCACAAATAATAGATGAAGAAGCGTTAGGTGCGATAGCTAATAAATGTGCATTACGCATACCAGTACCTTCCATATCAGGAGCTTCACCTCTCTTAACTGCTAACCTTTTTGATTCAGCTACAGCTTCTTCTTTTATTTTTTTAAACATTTGTAAGTTTTTTGATTTAGCTAACGCAGATTCAAACGGAATGTTTTGTGATTGTAAGTAAGCGTGAAAACCCATAGTACCTAGACCAATACTTCTCTCATTGTTAGCACTAAATCTAGCTCTAAATAATTCATCGGGTGCATAATCAATAAAGTATTGTAATACATTATCTAAGAAACGAATCATATCAGGAATAAATAAACTATCTTTTTTCCATTCATCATACTTTTCTAAGTTAAGGGAAGATAAACAACAAACGGCTGTTCGTGTTTCATTAGTAGGTAGGGTTATTTCAGTACAAAGATTAGAGTGCTTGACACTTAATCCTAAATCTTTTTGTTGCTGTGGTAGTCCGTCATTTACAATATCAATATAACAAACATAAGGCTCACCAGTAGCCACACGAGTCTCTAAAATTTTTTGCCACAAATCTCGTGCTGATATTGTGCGTACTTTTTCTTTTGTATGTGGGTCTATTAAATCCCAACTGTCATCATAGGTAGGTTCTTTAATACAGTTATCTATAAGTTCCATAAAGTTATTAGGAACATTAACTCCGTGATGTAAGTTTAAACATTTTCTATGTATGTCACCACCACTAGGTTTTCTTATATCTAAAAATTCTAATATTTCAGGGTGTGATATATCCATATAAGCGGCATAACTTCCTCTTCTAGTTTTACCTTGAGAGAAAGCAAGTATTTCTGAATCTACAACGTGCATAAAAGGAATGACACCTGAACTCTGACTTCCACCTGAAGTCATTGTACCATCAGACCTAACGTGTCCCCAGTAGCCACCAATTCCACCACCAACAGAAGCCAACCAAGCGTTCTCTGTGTAGTGTCCCGCTAATGCACCTCTACTATCTCCAACATAATTTAAAAAACAAGAGATAGGCATACCTCTTTTAGTTCCTGCATTACTTAATATAGGAGTAGAAAACATACACCAAAGATTAGACACATACTCATAAATTCTTTCAGCCATTTCTTCATTATCAGAAAAGGCTTGTGATGCTCTCATAAAAGCATCTTGTGGAGAGTGCTCATCAGGTAATAAATATCTATCCTTTAAAGTAGTCTTGCCGAAGTCGGTTAGTAAATTATCTTTTTCGTAATCCATTATTTTTTATCTTTAAATTGTCCTGAGTTGGGTGTGTTGTTTGCTATATCATCAAAAAACTTTTCTGTTTCTTTATCTATAGGTTCTAATTCATCTTGTAATTTTTCTGATTCAGTTTTCTTTTTACCAAATATTCTAGTCCAACCTTCTTTATATTTTTCAGTTGGTTG